TTCGAGTGCGACATCGATGAAATCGTCCTCGACGACATGGAGGTCCTCGATTATCTGGCCGCGATCGATGGCCAGGACCTGACCAAGTACCCGCTGTTGCTCAACAAGCTGATGAAGCCGGAGGTCAAGAAGGCGCTCTATGACCACGTCCGCACCGAGGACGGCCGGGTGCCCTACGGCGCTTTCGACGCCGAGATCACCGACATCTTCAACGGACTCAAAGGCGGAAAAAACTAATACTCCTCGCCCGCGCGATCGCCGTTGACGAGGACGCGCTGCTGTGCGACTTTGCCCAGGTTTACCGCGTGATCGACTATAAGGCGCTGCCGCCCAGGATTGCGGCGGCGCTTTTTGTCGGTCTCCCGCCGGACTCACGCATCATGCGGAAGCTGTCAGGAAGGGCCGTAGATGACCACACAGCGCTTTTAGCGATCATCGCCGACCGTCTGGGTCTCCTTCTATGGGCGCAGACGAAAGACGGCCAGAAGGGCCGCAATCGGCCTAAATCGATATTTGAAGCGATCACCAGCGGCGGCGGATCCACAGCCCGGACCCGCGGCTATACCAGCGTGGCGGAGTTTGAAGCCGCCCGCGCAAAAATCCTTTCGGAAAGGAGTGAAGATTAGTGCCTGAACTCGGAAAAGCCTATATCCAGGTTATTCCTACCACGAAGGGAATCAAGGGCGAACTTGAGAGCCAGATGGGCGACGCTGGCGAGTCTGCCGGCAAGAAGTCTGGCGCACGAATCGGCTCCGCTATCAAGAGTGCGATCCTGGCTGTCGGTATCGGCGAGGCTATCAAGTCCGCCGTCACCGCCGGCGCGGATCTGCAACAGAGTTTTGGCGGCCTCGACACCATCTATGGCGAAGCAGCCGACGCAGCGAAGCGCTACGCAGCCGAGGCAGCTGCCGCCGGCATCTCGGCGAATGACTACGCGGAGCAGGCTGTCAGCTTCGGTGCCTCGCTGAAGCAAGCCTTCGGTGGTGACACCGTGAAGGCCGCGGAAGCCGCCAACATCGCCATCCTGGACATGGCCGACAACGCCGCCAAGATGGGCACGGACATCAGCTCGATCCAGAACGCCTACCAGGGTTTCGCAAAGGGCAACTACACGATGCTGGATAACCTGAAGCTCGGTTACGGCGGCACTCGCTCCGAGATGGAACGGCTGTTGAAAAATGCCCAGGAGATTTCCGGCGTTGAGTATGACATCGACAACCTGGGCGACGTCTATGACGCCATCCACGTTATCCAGGGCGAACTTGGCTTGACCGGCGTGGCAGCTGACGAGGCTGCTACCACCTTCTCCGGCTCTCTGGGTGCCATGAAGGCAGCCGCCGCCAATGTGTTGGGCAACCTGGCCCTGGGCGAAGACATCGGCCCGTCCCTGGAAGTGCTTGGCCAGACCGTCAGCACGTTCCTGTCCGCCAATCTGTTTCCCATGGTCAGCAACATCGTCTCCACGCTGCCGAGCGCCCTGGCTGGGCTGATCACCACGCTGGCCCCGCAGCTGATTCCGGCGGGCGTCGAGCTGCTTGTCAATCTCATGCACGGACTCGCCGAGACCGTGCCGGATCTCTTGATCCAGGTGGCTGCCATGATCCCGGACATCGTGTCGACGCTCCTGGATAACCTCCCGGCTCTGGTCGAAGGCGCTGTCAACCTGTTCGTGGGCATCATCCAGGCTATTCCCATCATCCTCCCGGACCTGATCAGGGCCATCATCGGCATGATCCCGAAAATCGTGCAGACCCTCATTCGGGCGACCCCGCAGATCTTCAAGGGCGCTTTGCAGATGCTGGGTGGTCTTCTCCAGGCGATTCCTAATGTTCTCAAGGGGGCCGTCATGGGCCTATGGGACATTGGCCGCAACCTGGTCATGGGCTTGTGGAACGGCATCAGCGACGTCACCGGCTGGATCCTCGACAAGATCCGCGGATTCGGTGCCTCGATCCTGTCCGGCATTAAGGGCATCTTCGGCATCCACTCCCCCTCGAAGGAGATGGAATGGATGGGCCAGATGCTTGACCAGGGCCTTGCTCGCGGTATCACCGGCGGCGTCGGTGTCGTCGATGACGCGATGGGCGAATTGGGTGCCAGGACCATGAACGGCTTCGACCCGACTATCAACGCCAGCGTTGGCACCGGCGGCGGAGCTGTCACCAACATGGGCGGCATCAACATTAACGTTTATGGCAAGGACGGCCAGAACGCGAGAGACATCGCGGAGGCTGTCATGGCCGAGATCCAGGCGGCGGTTGACCGCAGAGGGGCGGTGTTTGCTTGAGCAATCAGTTCTATTTCAACGGGCACTCCTGTGCCGAGTTCAACATCATCTGCTCCAACGGCGGCACCTATGACGCCCCGGAGCGTGACGTGACCGTCATCGAGATTCCCGGTCACAACGGCGACGTCACCCTCGACAACGGGCGGTGGCGCAACGCCAGCGTCACCTTCCCGTGCTACGTTCGCCGCGGCTTCGCACAGGTAGCCCCGCTGATCCGTGCCTGGCTGCACGGTGCCCCCGGCTATCACCGGCTCGAAGACGATGCTCATCCGTATGAGTACCGCATGGCGCGGTTTGTTGAGGCGATCAAATTCGAGCCGATGTACACCGACAAGGAAGCCGAACTGGAGATCACTTTCTCCTGTCAGCCCCAACGCTGGCTCAAATCCGGCGAAGATCCGGTTGTCCTGACCGCCGCCGGCACACTCGTCAACCCGACCCAGTACGACGCTCTTCCCACCATCACGGTGGAGGGCACCGGAGCGGCGACGCTGACGGTGGGAGACTACGAAATCGCCATCGACAATATCGATGGCAGCATCACGCTCAACTCTTCCATCCAGCGCGCCTACAACGGCACGATGGCGAGAGACGGCGCGGTGACAGGCGTTTACCCCGTTCTCCCCGCTGGATCCACGGCTATCAGTTGGGAGGGCTCCGGCGTGACGAGCGTCACGGTGATTCCGAGGTGGTGGACGATATGAGACCGATTCTTATTTCTGCCGACTTCGATTTGCAACGGCTCGTTGATGCTGACGGCAAGCTGACCTTCGACGCCGACAACAAGGCGCTCTGGGTGCCGAATCCGTCGCCTTCCGTGCCAACCAACAACGGCGTGGGTGTCCTCGCTGACGCCATCAGCTGCAAGGTCAAGACCGTCCTCAACGGCGAGGATGAGTTGGAGATGACCTACCCCATCACCGGCGACCTGTTTGATCAGTTGGCGCTCCGTGCGCTGATTGTCGCAGAGGTGGCAGAGCGGGGTAAGCAGCCTTACCGCGTCTATCGCATCACGAAGCCGCTTAACGGCATCATCACTGTCTACGCTCGTCACCTCGTCTATGACCTCGCCGGCATCGTGGTTGAACCTTTCACGGCCAACGGCATTCAAGCGGCGCTGACGGGTATCAAGAACCACGCCATGACAAACTGCCCGTTCACCTTCGTGAGCGGACGCACCACCGACAGCAGGTTCTCCGTGCAGGTTCCAACGGCGGCATGGTCGCTGATGGGCGGCACGAGAGGCTCACTCCTTGACGTCTATGGCGGCGAGTACAGCTGGGACGGCTATACAATCCGGCTCGAAAACCACATAGGGAGCAACAACGGCGTGAGCGTCCGCTACGGAGTCAACATGACCGACTTGGAGCAGGATGCCCGCTGTGACTCCTGTTATACCGGCGTGGTGGCCTACTGGAAGAAGGAAGACTCCGTCATCCACTCGCCTGTCGTGGCCGCTGTCGGGACTTACGGTTATGTGAAAATCCTCCCCGTCGATATGTCCGATAAATGGGAGGATATGCCGACCAAGGATCAGTTGATTGCGGCGGCACAAGCGTATATCGTCAACAACCAGATTGGTGTTCCCTCCGTCTCGTGGCGTGTGTCCTTCGTGCAACTCGGCCAGACGGAAGAGTATAAGGACATTGCCGCTCTGGAACACGTTTCGTTGGGCGACACGGTGGGCGTCCGCTTCGCGAAACTGGGCGTTGATGCCACCGCTCGTGTCAATAGCATCGAGTGGGACGTGTTGCTTGAGCGCTATGCGACGGTCAACCTCGGCAGTATCAAGAGCAACATCGCCGACACGATTGCAACCCAAGCGAGAGAACTGGAGCAGACGCCGACTCGTGACGAGGTGGCTTCTCTGTCCTCTATCATCGCCGCCGGAATTATGGGAGCCAAGGGCGGGAGCGTCCGGTTCCTCGACACGGATAACGATGGGGAGCCAGACACGCTCTACATCGCCGACAATCCCGAACCCACGCTGGCGCAGAAAGTCTGGAGATTCAACTACGAAGGCTGGGCGGCGAGTAGCAACGGATACGACGGCCCGTTCACCATGGGTGCCACGCTTGAGGGCGGTCTAATCGCTGATTTCATCACGGCGGGCACGATGTCCGCCAACCGCATCCGTGGCGGCACTATGGGCGTGGGCGGCTATAACAACGAAGCCGCTAAAATCGACCTGTACGACGAGGACGGCGTGTTCTTCGGGCGGCTGTCCGGTACGGGCCTGTGGATGAGCGACAACGCCACCACCGCCACCCGGACGAACAAGACCCTATTCGCCGTGCAGGACTACGCCAACGGCGACTATCTGCCCGTTGCCATCATGAGAAGAACACTCATGAGCGACGGCACTCCACGCGGTGCCTTGCAACTGTACATCATGAACGCAGACCGCACAGACAGAACCCTCGGAGCGACCATCACTGGCGACGGTGCGGCTGTCCTCCGGAAGAACCTCCTCGTGGGCGACCTCTATGTGCAGGACGGCAACCTTACGGACGGCACAGGCAAAATCACCTGCAAGGAACTGTGGGTGAATGGCCGGCAAATCACTTAAGGGGTGATCAAATGGCAGAAGAATATACACACATTTACACAGGCTCCCAAATCGACGAAGCGGTCGGCAAGGCTCTCGATATCACCAGCACACCGGAAAACATTGACGTGGCTGTTGCGCAGGAGCTTGCGACCGCCGATTATGTGGTGGAACAAGGCACAAGCGGCATCTGGACATACCGGAAGTGGGCCAGCGGCATCGCGGAGTGTTGGGGCGTACAGACGGGGCTGACCGCGAACCTAACAACACAGTGGGAAAGTAGTGGGTTCTACTACAACAGCGGCGACGGCAAAGCGCCCAATTTTCCGTTTGCGTTCGCTGCAAAACCGGCTGTTACCGTGAGCGTGGAAAACGGTTCGGGGGTTAGTCTGATTGTGATGACAAACGGATCTGGAGGATCAACGACTAAAGCTCCGACCGTGCAGTTGTGCCGGGCCGGATCTGCGTCCAGCGTCGCCTATACACTCCACTGGCACGTTGTAGGCCGCTGGACAACATAAGGAGTAACACATGATCCAGAAAAACATCACCCTCTTCCTCGCCAGCGGCCCGACTATCATCATCCCGGTGTCGCAGTACGATGACCTCTGGCAGTTCCGCTTTTCCGTCCGCTACGACGGCGCAGAATGGACGATTCCGTCCACGGCAACCGTGTCGATTACCGGCCGCAAGGCCAACGGCGAGACCTTCGAGGTGCCCTGTTCCCGTGACGCCAGCACAGGCCGCTGGTACGTTGACACCGATTCCGTCATGACCGACGTGCCCGGTGCGGCTATCTGCGAGATGGTCATCGTGGACGGTGGGCGGCGAGTCGGCACCGTGAATTTCATCATCAAGGTGGAGGAGGCTCCGAACAATGATTAGTAGATATCAAACCCTCTGGCTGGGCGGTGGGCCGAAAGTGTCCATCCCCGTCAGCCAGTACGACTCCATGTGGCGCTTCCGCTTCTCCCTCATCGAGAACAGCACCCCGTGGATGATTCCCGCTGATGCTATCGCCGGCATGAATGGACGCAAGCCGGACGGCAACACCTTCAGCTTCCCCGCCGACATTGAGAACAACACCATCGTGGTCGATAGCGACACCCAGATGACGGCGGTGGCTGGCGTGACCCTGTGTGAGGTCTATGTCATCAGCGGCGGGAAGAAGGTCGCCACGGTCAACTTCGACCTCGTGGTGGAGGAGGCCCCGAAGGCACAGGGCGACATCTCCAGCGATACCACTCTTCCGGCCTATGCCGAGATTCTCGACCGCATCGCCGAGATGGAGGTTGAAGGCGTCCCGGCTGGTGGTCATACCGGCGAGGTGCTTGGAAAGGCATCCGATGACGACTACGATGTCGAATGGATCACCGTCGAGGGCGGCGGTGGCGGCGGCAGTTCCGGCGTTGCGTTCGTCACCTACAACACGGCGACCAGCGCCGACATCGAAGCGGCCTATCAAGACGGTCTGGCGGTGTTCTGCGTGAGTGGCAACTACATCTATCCGATGACCGAGAGAACCAGCGCAACCAACCACACGTTCAGCGGCTACTCCGGCGAGGGATTCATCACTATCTCTTGCGTGGCGAATTCGTGGACAAAACTCGACTCGACCGCCACCTACACTCCCCCTCTGGCGGCTATCCGTGCCCCGCTTCCGCTTGGTGCTACTGCGCAGGTTGGCTCTCACAATCTGTATGCCCGTGAAGACCACGTTCACCCTCTGCCCTCCAAGAGCGACCTCGGCCTCGCCAACGTAGACAACACCTCCGACCTCGCAAAACCCATCAGCACCGCCACGCAGACGGCGTTGGATGCAAAAATCACCGCACCGTCTTCTCCCACGGCGGGACAGTTCCTCGTCTACAATGGTAGCGCATGGGTCGCACAGACCGTGCCGAGTGCGAATGGGGTGAGTTTCTAATGGCTACTTATCTAACCAATGACACCGACCTTGGAGCCGTAGCGGATGCCATTCGTACCAAGGGCGGGACGAGTGCTGACCTTGTGTTCCCCGGTGGTTTCGTGGATGCCATTAGTGCGATTAGCGGCGGCGGCGTACTGGGCGTGACACAGGATGAGGATGGGTATCTTGTTCTTTCTCCTGTGAGTAGCGGAGGTGGCAATCCCGGCGAGGAATTTGAGTGGGCATCATCCGCACAAATTGTCACGGTTGGTGCGAATACTGCGGCAAGCACACAGGATTGTGTGAACTATTTTAGTTCATATGATTATTCGCTCCTAATTATACTCTCCCCGTTTACTAAAGGTGACCAGTATCTTATGCGGTATCTCAACGGCAATTATAAAGGTTCGTTTCGTTGGCGGGGCGGTGGTTTTATGGGTGCAACTGAAGCGTCAAACTATTCTGCTTATTTAGTCGAGGGGACAAAATACCTCTTGCTTAAGATTTGACGGAGGAGTGACACTATGTATTTCAAAATGATACATGACGGATACATCCTTGGCGTTGGAATCGGTTCTCAAGGCACAAGGATTGACGAGAGCGAGTATGAAATGCTAACCGACACCATCCACAACGCTCCTCAAAAAGATGGGTATGTGTATCGGCTCAAAGAGGATTTGACATGGGAGGAGCAAGAAGTAATCCCAGAGGGTGACGAACCTACTTCCGATGAAATCCTCAACATCATCTTGGGAGGTGACAACACATGAGCGACAATCTCGTTATCGGCGGTGCTACATTTAGCGGCGTGACAGGGATTAAGGCAACGGATACAAGTGATAATGTGGTGACCTTCATGAATGGTGGCTGGGATGCGGCTGATATTTTGAGAGGAACCGCACCAGCTGGTCGAGTAGAAACCACGGCAGCCTTTACAACTAAAACCTATTCTTTCTACAATCGGCCTATTACCGAATTGTTTGCCCCGGACGTCAAGCTGAATGGGTCTGCGTGTGCCGGATGTACCCAGTTAACAGTGGCAGTTGTTGGCGCTTTTTCCGGAACAAGCAACCTGTCCGGTTGTACAAATTTGACCGTTGTTGACTCCCTCGACGGTGGTGTTACAGGTGGTTGCTTTAGCAATGATTCTAAACTGACCACTCTCATCCTGCGAAAAAGCACCGTGGCGGCGTGTAACAACATCAACGGCTTTGCCAACACTCCATTTGCAAGTGGCAAGGCTGGCGGCACTCTCTATGTCCCCCAAGACTTGATTTCCTCCTATCAATCTGCAACAAATTGGTCTACCATCCTTGGATACGGTAACGGAGAGCAGAACCAAATCCTCCCCATCGAGGGGTCTATCTACGAAACGCAGTACGCCGATGGTACTCCCATCCCCACCACATAAGGAGGTGTGAACATGATTGTACAAGAAACGTATATGATTGGAGACCATCAGTTTATCCGCACCTACTCCGATGCAAATCGCTATGTGGTGCGTGACGGCATTGAGTACGGAGAAGCGAATGACCCAGCAGAGTTTGGCAGAACATACACCGAGGGCAATCTTATTACGGACGAAGAAATCGAGTCCAACGCCCGCGAGATTCTTGACATAATTTTCGGAGGTGACGAGTAATGACCCGTGAACACGCATACAAGATTCGTGAGATGCTCCACAAAGCATCCGCATCCCTCGCAGACGATGACGCACTTGAGGCCATCGAGTTGTTCCCGGTTTGGCAACCCGACACCGACTACGCCGCCGATGTGAGGGTGAGATACGGTGACAAACTGTACCGGGTGCGTCAAGATCATACTTCGCAGGAGCAGTATCCACCCAGTATCAATACGGCCTCCCTGTACGAGGAAGTAGTGGCGGATCAAGAAGCCGGAACGATAGACAACCCGATTGAGTACAACGGCAATATGAAGCTTTTCAACGGAAAATACTATACGCAATATGGTGTACTGTATTTGTGTACAAGGGACACCGGGAACCCTGTGTATAACGACCTGTCCGCACTGGTCGGGTTATACGTTGAAATCATAAGGAGGAGTGACCTGTGACGCTTCTGCTCACGGCGGCTCAAATCGCGTCGGCCATCACCGGCATCGTCGCCGGGGTCATCCTGCTCGTCAAGCCGCTTCGTGAGCGGGTGACGGGCGCACGGGAGCTTCGGGACGGGCTACGCTGCCAACTTCGTTCTGATATGCTCCACACCTACTACAAACACAAAGACGAGGGCAAGATACGCCAGTACGAAATGGAGAACTTCATCATGGAGTACAAGGCTTACAAAACCCTCGGCGGCAACTCATTCATTGACATTATCAACACAGAAGTTAAGACATGGGAGGTTGTGTCATGATTTTCAGCAACAAGACTTACGACGTTCTCAAGTGGATCGCTCTGGTTTTCCTGGACGCGATTGGCATCTGCTACCAGGCTCTCTCCGGCATCTGGGGGCTGCCCTATGGTGACGCCGTGCTCCAGACCTGTGCGGCCCTGTCCGTCTGTCTCGGCACTCTCCTCGGCGTCAGCAACGCCCAGTACAACCGGGAACAGGCCGAGCAGCATCAAGGTGCATACTCCGAGATGGTGCGCCAGAACAACGAAATGCGCGACGAGCTGGTCGCCAACCTCGAAAAGACCTACGAGCAGTTCGGCGAAGACGAAGGCGAAGAGTAAGGGGGTGCTGTCATGAGCAACTCCCGAATGGTTGACTACTACCGGTCGTCCCCCAACTACTACGCCGGGCGCACCCGGAGCATCGACCGGATTACTCCCCATTGCGTCGTTGGTCAATGCAGCGTCGAGACCCTCGGCGCTATCTTCGCCAAGCCGGAGAAGGATGCGTCCTGCAATTACGGCGTCGGCTATGATGGTCGCATCGGCTGCTATGTGGATGAGGGGAATACCTCCTGGTGCTCCTCCTCCCGCGAGAACGACAACCGGGCCATCACCATCGAGGTGGCCAGCGATACCACCTATCCCTATGCCGTCCGGCCGGCTGCGTGGGCTGCCATGCTGGATCTCATTGAGGACATCATGCGCCGGCACGGCAAAACCCGGCTAATCTGGTTTGGCAATCGTGTCCAGGCTCTGTCCTATGAGCCGGCAGCCAACGAGGTGGTGCTGACCTGTCATAGATGGTTCGCTAACAAAAGCTGCCCCGGCGAGTACATTTACAGCCGTGAAGACCAGATAGCCAACGAGATCAACAGGCGGCTTGCCGAGGATCCATCAAGCTACGAAGACGAGAAAGAGGTGTGTAACGTGGTGCTTCCCATCCTCCGGCTCAATGACGAGTCGGGCTACGTTAGGACAATGCAGATTTTGCTTAACAAGTACAACTCCGCGCGGCTGACGGAAGACGGCGCTTTTGGCCCGGCGACCCACAAGGCCGTCATTGCCTACCAGCGTGACCGTGGCTTGGACGTTGACGGCATCGTCGGTGCCCAGACGTGGGCGCAGCTGCTTAAGTGATGTTACCCGACAACAAGCCGGTCATCTTCACCACGCCGGCGGATTTTAACGCCATCACGGTTTTCTTCGCTCACGACATCCACAAGGGCAGCGAACAGCACGATGAAGCCAAGTGGGAGCGGTTCAAGAAGCTGATTCTCTCCCAGCCCAACAACTACATCGTCTGGGTCGGCGATTATTGTGAGAACGCCGTTACGGGGAGCAAAGGCGACGTTTACGCACAAACCTGCCCCCCTAACCGGCAAAAAGAGTGGTTTACGGAGCAGCTGACGGAACTGGCTGACCGCACAATCTGCATCGTGCCGGGGAATCATGAAGACAACCGCATCACCCGCACGGTGGGCCTCTTCCCGGTCTACGATTGCGCCCTCGCCGCCGGCCTGGGCGGCAGATACCGGCAGACCTATGCTTTCGTCGACATCGCCGTCGGCTCGTCTGGCCACGGTAAGGCGAACCGGCAGCAGCATTACTATGGGTTCGTCACCCACCGGCTCCGGGATTGCAAGGCCTACAATGGCAGCGACTTCGTGGAAGGCATTGACTTCGCGGCCTACGGACACGACCACGAACCGGCCGACCATCCAAGGACCAAGTTGATCTACGACTCGCACAATAAGCAGGTCTTCGTCAAAGAGGTCGAGGTAATCGACTCCGGCAGCTTCATGACCTTCGGCGGCTATGCGGCCCGCAACGGCTGCCGCCCCAAATCTTCCAAAATTTACACGCTGACCCTGTGCAGCGGCAGAAAGAAACGAGTCGAAACGCACGGCTTCCATGTATGAGAACACCCCCGGAGGAGCAATCCTCTGGGGGCTTTCTTTTTGGAAGCAATTTCGAAGCAATTTGTTTCTATGTTTTGATACAAACGCCCTCGAAAAAGTGCCGATTTGTATCAAAATGTAGAAGCCAAAAAACGCCGGAATCCGTTGGTATCACAAGGAAAAACCCCGTAGCCGTTGTGGCCACAGGGTTTCTCAATTTTGGTGCCGGTGGTGGGACTCGAACCCGTCACGAAAAGCCGCCCGCGCTTGTGCCGCAACGACTTTGAAAACCATCGAAGCAATTTTGAAGCAATTTTATTTTGAAACTGCAAAGAAGTCGCGCATTTTCTGCGCCGCTTCGGTCCGGCTGGAGTCGGAGAGCCGGATATAGATGCGATGCATCGTCCCTATATCGTCCCATCCTCCCCACTCCATCAGCTGGCGCTCGGAGATGCCGAGATGGTAGCCAAGAGAGGCGAAAGAGTGCCGGAGTCCGTGGTTACCGACCACCGTGATGCCGACACGCTCACAGGAGCGCTTCACGTCGTCCAGGAGCGTTTGCGCGCCGATGGGGGCAACATTACCTTCCTTGAGAGAAACCCGCTCCAGGGCCTCGGAAAGGGCCGGTATGAGGATTGGGATGGTGCGGGTGGATCCACGCGTTTTGTTGGTCTTCTTCTCCACCTTGCCGTTCGGCCCGCGCACCACCGCGCCATTGATCCGGATCGTGCCGGCACGGAGATCCACGTTGCTCCACTTGAGACCGCGCACCTCGGAGAGGCGAAGGCCGTGCAGTTCCAGGAGGGCCGGTATCTCGTAGCTTCTCCCCTTCACCGACTCCACGAAAAGCGGTATCTCCTCCGGCTGAAGGAAGGGTATCTCGTTCACCGGGACCTTCGCCAGGTGGATCTTCGGCGCTTCGACGCCCGCGTGAGCCAGGGCGGCGTGAAGCAGCCCCCAGGCGTTCTTGACGGTCTTCTCGGAGACCTTGGCCAGCTCATCATTCACCATGGCCTGGAAGTCGAGACCATCAACCGTGAAGTCCTGGTATTCCTCCCACCTCCTGTCCGCGTAGACCTTGTAAGAACGCACCGTAGAAGGCGACAGAACGGCCCTGTGTGCCTCGATGTACTGCTCCTGGCATTGTTTGACGGTCAGGTCACAGGAGGCCTCTGGGAGCCTTTTAGAAGCCTGTAGTGAGGCTTTTATCAGCGCCGCCTGTCTCTTTGCCTCCGTCTGGGTGCGGGCCGTCACGGTCCTGGATTCGCCGCCAACACGGAGTTGGATGGCCCAGAGGCCGGAGGCGAGTTTTTTCGGTTTAGGGATCTTCATCGGCTTCCCTCTCCATCTGTTCTATCGGGACATCACGATAGAAATCGTCGTGCTCAATGTGTCTAACTTCGTGGTCGCAAGATTTCACCTGTTTCGCCCTGGCATCCCGCGCATTGATATAAATAGAAAACGTTCCGTCATCATTGGGCGTGACTATGCCCCCAACGCCAACCGGGAGATCAACGACCCGGACAAAATAGTCAACGTTCTCGATGGTCATCCTGTTCCTCCCTATATCTTGAAAGTAATGCAGCCGTTTCATAAATCCGGCTGGCGGGCAGCCCGATGGCCGTAGTAAGCAGAGACCGAAGCGCCGGGTTGTCACGAATGGCTTCGCGGATCATCATAATGTCGCCGTCTTCCTCCGGGAGGGCGGCGCTTTTTTCTTCTTCGCCCAGGAGCTTGGACACGCTTACGCCAAGGTATTCGGCGATCTCGACCAAGCGGCTGCCGCTGACGTCCTTCGCCTTCTTCGGATTCAGGTATCCATTGGAATAGCCAAGCGCTTTCTCAAGGGAAGAAATCGCGATCCCTCTTTCTTTGCAAATCTCGCGGATTCTTTCGATAGTAGTTCCCATATTTGCCTCCAAAAATTTTTAGGAAAAATCCTATAATTATGTTGACAAGTAGGAAATTTTCTATATAATAGATTTTGGGCGCGGGAAATTCCCTATTGTCACGGTTGAGATAGCTGAAGTAAAGTGTGGTAACTATTATTTTAGACTATTCTCTAATTGTTGTCAAGGGTTTTCCTAATTTGCCGGACTGGAGGTGTTTTCTTGATTTACCAGAACGTGTTGAAACTGTGCGAGGAGCACAAGATTTCTGTTGCCGCCCTGGAGCGGGAACTCGGTCTCGGAAACGCAACGATCCGCGGCTGGGCGAAGAGCGATCCGCGAGTGACGACCATCAAGGCCGTGGCCGACTATTTCGGCGTCACGATTGAGGATCTTCTTCGGGAAGAAGCGTAACACATCACCTGTCCGAAAAACCGTACAGTTGAAGGGAGGAGTATGGGAACCAAGACAACAAACCATTGGGTCGAGCGGCTGCCGGAGCCGGTGTACAACAACTTCCGGGACCGGCTGCGGGTGAAGGTGAAGAAGACCACCGGCACCCAGGAGAAACTAAAGGCGGAGTTAGGTTTTACGGACCCTGTTCTTCGCCGCCGCATCAACGACCCGGACGCGTGGAACCTCGGGCAGCTGCGAACGCTGCGGGGGCCACTGAAGATGACGAAGGAAGAACTGATCAGTTTGATCAGGCCGCTTTTATGAGGAGGAAACAAATGACTACCATCACCTACATCATGATTATCATCGGCACCGGCACGGTCGCCGCCGCCTTCATGAAGATCCTGGAGGTGATTGACCGGTGAGAAAGTATTTCTGTGACATCTGCGGCGCCGCCTTCGACGAGAATATCGTAGGATGCAGCACTTCGACCCGGCCGCTGCCTGTCCCTGGCACCTGGGGCGTCGCTGCCAGCGGGCTTGACATCTGCCCCCGGTGCATGGGCATCGGCAAGGGCATCGACTTCAAAGCCGCTATGAGGGGCGCTTGGATCCAGGCGGTCAAGGCCTCGGAGGAAGGGTGATGGAGCGCTGGATCTGCACCGAGTGCCTGGAGGAGACGGACGAGCTCGTCACGAAGACCTTCCATAGTGACACCTATGGTGACGAAACTGTCACTTACTGCCCGGCCTGTCACTCGGAGAACTCGATGGAGCCGATGGAGCGGTGCCCGGAGTGCGGCTATGGCTGGCGCTCGAAGCGGGATTATGTTTGCGTCAAGTGTCAGCTCCGGGCCAAGGACGAGCTGCGGCACTTCGCCAGGCGGTTCACGAAGGAAATGCTTTGGGAGATGCAGGATCTCCTGGACGGCCACGCGCTGGATGAATTCCAGTAATTGAAAAGTAGGAGGAACAGCTATGAAAATCTCTGCATTAGTCAAACAACCGGGACGAGTCCCCTATCATACCAACATAAGCAATAGCCTGGAGGCGCTTCAAAAGGAAGTTGGCGGCTACATCGAGACCGTGACCCTCTACCCCGAACAGGTCGGCAGTCCCGGCATGGTGGTCATCTGCAACGAGGAGGGCCGTCTTCAGGGCTTGGAGCACAATACCAAAATCCTCGGCATCAGCTTCGTCGGCCCGATCATCATCGTCGGTTGCCAGGGCTGCGAGTTTGTCGACTTGCCGCTTGAGTGGGCCGGCATGAAAGCACTATTCCCGGAGATGTGGGAGGTGGATGAGTAATGATTATGAGCGAAAGCGAGATCCTGACCTCCATCCGAACAGCCGCCAATCCCTGGGAGCAGGTGCAGGTTGTGGCCGACCTCAACGCCATGAGTCGCAAGGAAATGGAGAAGTATCTCACCGACATCGGCTTCGAACTGCCGGCCAGGACGAACCGGAGGGGGCGCAAGCCGGGGACGACCGTGAGGAAGGCCGCTGACACGAATGTGGAAGCCGTCAAGGCCGCCAAGGCCGTGAAGAAGGCCGTGGAGAAGGCCACCAAGGAGGACGTCAAGAAGGTCTTCGAAGACGCCAGTATCAAACTGGAAGCGTACAACGCCGTCAACCACCCGGCCCACCACACCGCCGGCGGCATCGAGTGCATCCAGGCTATCGAGGCGGCTCTGGCCGAGTACAACGACCCGATGGATGCGTTCCTCGTTGGGGAGGTCATCAAATACCTGTGGAGGGCACCGCTCAAGGGAAGCTACGCCGAAGACCTCCGCAAGGGCGAATACTGCATGAGTCTGTTGATAAGGAGGAACACCCATGAGTAAAAACGAATGGATCCACGCTGAAGTACAGAAGCCGCTGGACGGCGAGACCGTGCTGGGCATCTGCTGGGGCCGGAGAAAGTGGGACGGCTGCATCCTGGAGGGCGCTTACGAGTTTGTCGAATGGAGCGAGGCCGAAGGCTGGGCACTCCCCGAGTTTGAGTATGAGCCGGTCGAAGTCCGCTGGTGGCAGCCTCTGCCGGCGGCTCCGTGGGAGAGGAGCGAAGAAGATGCGGCTGATTGACGCCGACGCCCTGAAGGCGCATTTCGCCTGGTGGAAGAACGATGACATGAAGGATATCTTCAATACAATCGTGGAGCTGCAGCCTACTGTGGATCCAGAGCGACACGCCCGCTGGCAAGAGCCAGAAGGCGGCGACGGTCCCGGCGAGCGCCTCGTGACTTTCCGCTGCTCCGCCTGTGGTGCCAGCGACCTTCATGCGAACGGGATGATTGTGCCGTACTGCTGGCATTGCGGAGCCAAGATGAACGGGGGCGAGAACGATGAGTGAGTACATCAAAAAATCTTCCATCATCGGCCTTGCCCACAAGATGCAGTTTGGACGCATCCTCACCGAGAGAGAGGTCGAGGTGGTCGAGATGGTGGTCAACTCCGTCAGCGATGATGCGGTGGCGGAGGTGGTGCGGTGCCGGGATTGCAAGTGGTGGGTGAGAGAAGGCAACGATAGTTACGGTTACGCAATGTTTTGTGACCACGATTGCTCACTTGGCGGGCAAGGCATAAAGAAACCAACGGACTATTGCTCCTATGGTGAGCGCAAAGGAGGGGACGAGTGATGGATTACCGAAACGGCGAACTCCTCGGCCTTGTCAAAGACCTCAAGGCCAGAGTGGATAGCCTCAAGGCCGACCTGAAGGATTGTCGCAACGAGCTTTGTCTTTACTGCGGCAAGTACAAAGAGCGGCACAACGGCGCTTGCGACGGGTGCAGATGGAACCGATAGGAGGGGAAGGCGATGGCGAAGACTAACGCTTTCCTGGCTCGCATCGAGGCCCAGCAGCGGCTCAACATGGAGCTTCAGCGGCGGTTCACGATTCAGCAATGTGAGGATATGCTGCTCATCGCCGCCAACCGCGCCTTCGGCTTCGGACCGAAGCGGCTCCGGCGGCTGCGTCAGGCCTACAACGAGGTTTTCTTGGAGTGGGCCGTCGGCGCTCTGGAGGACGGCAAGACCGACCGGGACATTGAGTACACAAAGGGCGCGCTCGACCGTCAGCTCCGTGCCATCACCGGCGAGGACTTTCGCCCGTGGGAGGAGCGATACCCTGACGCTATCTTCGGCGCTAACGCCCCAAAAGGAGGAAAATCATGAAAATGCGAAACGGGGTGCTGAAGTACCTGAAGACACGGGTCACCATCAGCTTCCCTAACGAGGAATACCGCTGTAGGTATTGCCCGTTGCTGGAGACCTATTCCAGGAACCAATGCAGAAGGACCGGCGAGTATATTCTCGACATCAACGGGATTGGATACAACTGCCCACTGGAGATTATTGACGAGGACGGAGGCGAAAGAAGTTGACGGAGATGAAGACCCCAGATCGCGTACAATTAACGTGCCCGTACTGCAAGAAAGAGTTTCCGTTTAACAACGGCTGGCTTGACAAAGAGTATGAAGCAGAAAAAACAGAGCTCCAGCGGCTTACCCGAGAGATTTCTGTGTTAAAAGCCCAACCTTATAGCGTGCAAAGAAAGAATGAGGGGAAGATCAAAGCCCTCGGCCTGCGCATCCAAGACTGCCAAATGAGATGTACAGCGTTAAGAAAGGTTAGGAAGCTCAAAGACCAGCAGCTTGAAAACTATAAATTCCTTATATACAGGAGAATTATAGCAGAAAAGTTTGGACAGGAGTTTGACATCGACGTGACTTCCCGCGCATTACAAGAGCTGGAGGCGTACAAGATCAGCGGCCTCATGTGGCATGAATACACAAAGGCAAGATACAAAAAGGGCGTGACCAGCATTGGAAAGCTATAAACAGAAGGAGGATAACAATGGATAACAAAAAGCGCTTTTGCCCATTTCTGGCGGATGATTGCACCGCCGAAACCTGTGACCTCGGCGTCAAGGATACCGACGGCAGTTGGCGGTGTATGCTCGCCGTGGCTGCCGAGCGGATGCTCAAGCTTTTCGCCGAAAAGCGCCCCGAATTGTACTGGGCGATGATCGAGGGCATGAGGAAGGAGGGGGAGTCTCATGAGTAAATGCATCTGCATCATGGGCGAGAGCGGCTCCGGCAAGACCACAGCCATGAGGACGCTGGATCCGAAGACGACGCTCTACATCGACGCTGACGGCAAGGGCCTGTCATGGAAGGGCTGGCGCAAGGTCTACAACGCCGAGTCGAAGAACTACATCCGAACCGACGACCAGAACAGGATCCTGACCTGTATGCGCGCTTGTGAGTCTGTCGAGGCCTACAAGAAGTACAAGGTCATCGTGATCGATACCATCAACAGCGTCATGGTGGCTGACGAGTTCCGCCGGCGGGCCGAGAAGAACTATGACAAGTGGAGCGACTTGGCTTGGGCCGTGTACGACATCGTTACCCTGGCGTCGAAGCTGCGCGACGACCTCACCGTGGTGCTCCTGGCTCACACCCAGACCGAGACCGACGACACCACCGGCGAGCGGTTCACCAGAATCCTGACCAACGGCAAGAAGCTGAACAAGATCGGCCTGGAAAAGTACCTCACCACCGTGCTGATCAGCAAGCAGGTCGACGGCGAGTATAAGCTGCTCACCCGTGACGCTGCTTCGACCTGCAAGGCACCGATGGGCGCTTTCGAGACCGACACCATTCCCAACGACATCAACCTTGTCATCAAGGCTCTGGAAGACTTTTAAGGAGGATACAAATGAAGATCGATATGAACGAGTACCGCAACACCCGCGCCGCCGGCGGCATTGACCGCCCTGTGGCTGGCGCTTATGAGTTCGTCATCACCCGCGTCGAGGACACCGTGTCCAAGGCCGGCAACCCCATGCTCAAGTGCGAAATCGACATCGCTGCCGGTGAGTATAAGGACTTCGCTGCCGAGACCGCGGAGCGCGCCGGCTTCTGGCCGCTGACGCTGTTCCTGGCCTATGGCGGCAAGGCGCTACCTATCTTCAAACGCAATATGCAAGCCATCGAGAGCGCCAACTCCGGCTTCACCTTCAACGGCAACGAGGCGCAGCTGCTGAAAAAGCACTTCTTCGCCACTCTCACCGAGCAGCACTACACCAACCAGAACGGCTACGATACCTGGCGGAACAACATCGACCACCTCATCACCGCCGAGGACTACGCTGCCGGCCACTTCAAGGTGCCGGAGCCGGACTATTCCGAGTCGACCCAGAAGCCGCGCGCGGAGGAAAAGACCGATCACGATCCGCTGGATGACCTGCCCTTCGACTTCGGTTGATCGCCATGACGATCTACGAGGATACCGGTCAAAAGGCCGGTCAGCATGAGAACATCAGGCGCTGGATGGAGCGGCATGGAGTCAAGTTGACACGCGTCAAGCTGGACACAGGCGACTACATCGCCGCGCCCACGGTATCAGTTGATACCAAGCACGGCATGGAGGAAGTGTACGGCAACATAGTCGGCGACCATGACCGTTTCCGCCGGGAGTGCATCCGCGCCAAGGAGGACGGGATTCAGCTGGTCATCCTGGTGGAGGATACCGACATCAAGGCCCTGGAAGATGTCGCCTTCTGGGAGAACCCGCTGGCCAAGCGGGGCAAGAAGCCGCGCCCCTCCAAGCAGTTGATGGTCTCGATGCGAACAATGAGCGAGCGTTACGGTGTCCGGTGGGAGTTCTGTACTCCCGCCGACACCGGACGGAGGATCTGCGAGATTTTGGGGGTGGTGGTCGATGCCAAGGAAGGGGTGGATTAAGCTCCACCGCTCGTTACTTGATAACCCGATGTGGGAGGAGAAGCCGTTCAGCAAAGGGCAAGCATGGGTCGACCTCCTGCTCCTGGCGGAGTCGGAAGAGAAAGACATCTCCATCGCCGGCATCGGCATCCACCAGAAACCCGGCGGAGTGTACTGGCCCAAGAAGAGCCTGATGGCCCGCTGGGGATGGTCTCGCTGGCGACTCGACAACGTTCTGCAAGAATGGGAGGCTGCCGGCATGATTACTGTCGAACAGCACCGAAACCAGCACCGAAACCAGCACCGGACCGTGACCGAGATAACCGTTGGTAAATGGAGGTTTTTCCAAGGTCGGGCCAAAAAAACCAGCACCGAAAACGACACCGAAAACGACATACTCCTAAAGAATAATAAGAAGGGCGGAGGCGACGGCTCTGCGCCGCGCCCCGCCAAGAAAAAGACGGTCCTGGTCGATGGGCACTGGGAGGTGGTAGACGCATGATATTCGACTACCTCTCCGAACAAGCTCTTATCGGCGCGATGCTGATCGACGAGAAAGCCCGGGAAGCCGTCATCAACAAGTTGAGGCCAAGTGACTTCGGCTCTCCGGCTTGCCGGGAGGCGTTCACCGTCATGGTGGCGCTCTTCGAGTCCGGGACGCCTATCGACTTCATCACGGTGGCGGACCGATGCGCAGACCGCACCACGGCGGGCGAGTTCCTGGAGAAGTGTGCCGAGACCACCGTCACGGCGGCGAACACAGATGAGTATGTCGCCATCGTCAAACGCCAGGCCGCGGCCAGGAGGGTGGCAGCCATCGGCGACAAGCTGACGGAATCGACTCTCGACGGCTTCAGGGCGGAAGCAGCCACCGGAATGGAGGAGCTGCAAGGTGTCCTGGATGAAACCGCGTCAGCTGATGTCGTCAACGCAGAAGCCTGGGCGGATGCCTTCACCGCGGAGCAGAAGGCCATCATCGAGGATCCAACGTCTGCCTACTGTGCAACAGGCTGGAGCGACCTCGACAACCTTCTGGGCGGCGGCTTCTTCAACGCCGGTCTCTACATCCTCGGCGCTCGGCCCGGCATGGGCAAGACGACGGTGGCCCTCAACGTGGCGGAGCAGGTGGCCAGCCGCGGCTTCCCGGTGCTGTTCGTCTCCCTCGAAATGACGAGCCGCCAAGTGATGTGCAAGCGCATCGCGGCGAAGAGCGGCATCCCGTACCGCAAACTCATCTCCGGAGATATGACGTGGGACGAGCAGATTGACATGGACGAAACGCTGGAAGACCTCCGAACGCGCCCGTTCAATATCAACAACCGCTTCGGTCTGACCGTCACAGACATCGCTTCCATGGCCAGACAGGTGAGAGGCTGCCGCCTCGTGGTGGTCGACTACTTCGGCCTCATCTCCACGGAGGGCGAGGTGAAGGGCCGCTACGAGGACTATACGCTGATCTCTGGCCGGCTGAAGCAGCTTGCCTGTCAGCTCAATGTTCCGATCCTCTGCCTCGCCCAGCTGAACCGCAACACCGAGTCACGGCAGAACAAGCGGCCGCAGCTGGCAGACCTCCGAGACACCGGAGCCATCGAGCAGGACGCGGACGGCGTTATCTTTCTCCACCGTGACGGCTACTACAACGAGGCCTCGCCGGGCGGCGACATTGAACTGATCCTCGCCAAGAACCGGCACGGAAACACAGGATCCATTCTTCTATACTGGGACGGCGAGCTCTCACGGGTCGCCATGTTAAGGAGGGGCAATGAATAACGATACGCGCAAAACTATCGAGACGGCGGCGTGGACAGGCGGCCTGATGCCGGAGGGGCTGACGGCACCGGAGCAGGTCTACTATCACGGACTCTGGTACATCTTCCACGCCTACCGCATCAAATCGGTCGATGCCGAGACCACGAAGGACTACTGCCGCTCGCTCCGCACCGAAGTCGAGCAGCTCGAGGAGGAGGTGAAAGCCCATGGCTGAAATCAAGGTCGGCGACAAGCTGCGTCGCTGCCCGTCCGTCAACGTCGACTTCTTCGGACGCGCTCTCCGCGAGGCGATGCCGTGCGAGGTGATCTACATCCACCCGGCCCGCCGGTACTACATCGCACAGTTCGAGTTCCAGGGCCGCACGTTCCGCGAGTCGTTCAGTTCGGGGTGGTATGAATGAGCCGGTACCGTCACTGGTGGTGGCCCAACGTGGCCAGAGCGCTGCGGACGTATCCGTACCTCAAGTCGCTCCAGGGCGAGGATCCTGACGTGGTGGTCACGCCGTCCTACTCCGGGATGCCGCGGGGCGGTGGGTCTTCCAGGCCTACCGAGCGGGCCGCCTCGAAGCGCCGACTTTCCGAGCGGGAGGAAACCTTCGTAGCAGCCGTCGACCGTGCCCTGGCTTCCGCGGAGCAATGGCCGGATGGACAAGCCGTCATCAAGCTGATCCAGATGGTGGACTTTCAACGCCGCTATACCGTCACCGGCGCGGCGCTCAAGCTCCACATGAGCGAGGCAACAGCCAAGAGGAGGAGAGCCAGGTTCATCGACCTGGTGGGATTGTTCTACGGTTTCTAAACAGATTGATACGCCGTGGCCGCGTTTTCGTGGTTCAATTGTATCATCCCAAAAAGGGCAAACGTAAAGCACCCTTCTTCTCTCTTCGCTGTTCCTCCTTTAAGACGAGGCGTCTACCGGTTCAAGCTGGTAGGCGCTTCGCCGCATTATTCGCAAATTCGGAATTTCGGGGTACAGACACGCTGTGTAGTAACAGGCGCGGGGCGGGGGCGCTGGCGTGTCGCGGAGGATCATATGCGCATCGACAGAACGGGCGAGCATCGCGTCGCCTTCGACAAGAACAAGAAGAAGATCCTGGCCACCCAGGAGATCTGCGGCATCTGCGGCCGGCCGGTCGACAAGACGCTCCGGTATCCGCACCCGCTGGCGCCGTCGATCGACCACATCATTCCGGTCTCGCGTGGCGGTCATCCTTCCGACATCGCCAATCTTCAGTTGGCCCATTGGATCTGCAACCGGCAGAAGTCCGACAAAATGACCCGCCCCCTCCCGGCAGAGGAGGAACGAAGCGACGAGGTCAACAATCGCAACCTGCCTTTGCATTTCGATTGGCAGCGTTACGGCAACCAGTACGGAAGGGCGTGATAGGGGGGGGCATACCTCCCCCACCCCCGGCGGAGCTGAACTTCACCGCCCGTATTGTGCACATATCTCGCTAAATTGTGGAAAACTTGAACACAGGAGGGCTTTTGAATATGGCCTATGAATTCCGCGGGGTTGAGTACCTCCGCAAGAAACTGGAATGGAAGCGCCGCCGGGTGCTGGACAGGTACCGGTTCTACGAGATGAAGAACTGGGCCTTCGACTTCGGGATCTCCACCCCGCCGGATCTGCGCGCCTGGAACAGCTGCCTGGGTTGGTGCGCGAAGAGCGTGGACGCCCTGGCTGACCGCCTGGTCTTCCGGGAGTTCACAAACGACGTCTTCGACATCAACGGCATCGCGGCGGCGAACAACCCGGACATCTTCTACGATTCCGCGGTGCTCTCCGCGCTGATCGCGTCCTGCGCCTTCGTGTACATCACTCCCGGCGACGAGGGTCCGGCCTGGCAGGTCATCGACGGAGCAAACGCCACCGGTGAGATCAACCCGATCACGATGCTGCTGGAGGAAGGCTACGCCGTCCTGGAGCGGGACAAGAACGGCAACCCAACCGTGGAAGCGTACCTCACCCCGGAGGCCACTTACATCCTCCGGGACGGTGAGCGGGACCCGGAGGTCTACGAGCACTCCGCCGGCTATACGCTGCTCGTCCCCATCATCTACCGGCCCGACGCCGTCCGTGCGTTCGGCCATTCCCGGATCAGCCGGGCGAATATGAGCCTGGTCGGCTCCGCGCTCCGCACCATCAAGCGCAGCGAGGTGGCTGCCGAGTTCTATTCCTTCCCGCAGAAGTACGTCAGCGGCCTGGCTGAAGATGCCGAGATCGATAAGTGGAAGGCAACGATGTCTTCCATGATTTCCTTCACCAAGGACGAAGACGGCGACCGTCCCGTGGTTGGCCAGTTCCAGCAGCAGAGCATGACACCCCACGTTGAGCAGCTGCGGATGTTCGCCGCCCTCTTCGCCGGCGAGAACGGCTTGACCCTGGATGACATGGGCTTCCCGTCCGACAATCCGAGCAGCGCCGAGGCCATCAAGAGCGCACACGAGAACCTCCGGCTCACCGCCAGGAAGGCGCAACGGAACTTTGCCGTTGGTTTCCTCAACGTCGGTTTCGTGTCGGCTTGCCTCCGTGACGGCCAGGCATACAACCGCTCCCAGCTGCACCGCACGGTGGCCAAGTGGGAGCCTATCTTCGAGCCGGATGCCGCAATGCTCTCCCTGATCGGCGACGGTGCCATCAAGATCAACCAGGCGGTGCCCAACTTCTTCGACGCGGCGTCTCTGCGAGACCTCACCGGCCTCCAGGCTGCGCAGCAGCAGTAAGGCGGTGTTGGTATGGTCGACATTGCCCCCGATATGCTGGAGGCGATCCGGGCACAGTTCAACTACCGGATGCAGACCGACCCGCTGATCAAGCAGCTGGGCGACGTCTTCGCGGCGGGTGGCGGCACTTACGAGCAGGTCAATGAGTTCGCCATTCGTGCCGGCGAGATTCTTTCCGGGGCTTACCGGATGTACATCTCCGAGGCCGAGCTGCCTGGTGGCCGGATGTGGTACAACATCGCGGACAAGGTGCTCCGGCCTACCCTCCAAGACAACTTCCGAGTCGTTGCCGATGCGGCCGAGCGGGTGCAAACCTCGCTCAATGCAGCTGCCGGCGTCGGCCTTAAAGCGATCCGCCCTGTGGAACTGGCTGACCGGATCCAGAACTTGATACAGAAGATCTCCGACTACGAGCGGTTTGGCGACGGTGAATGGCTGCTTCAGGAGCCGGTGGTCAACCTGTCTCAATCTGTGGTTGACGACGCCATCAAGCGGAACCTCGACTTCCAGGGCGGAGTCGGTATGAAAGCGCGGGTCAAGCGCATGGTCGTTGGCGGCTGCTGCGATTGGTGCCGGGCTGTCGCGGGCGATTACGAATACCCCGACGTCCCGCCCGAAGTCTGGCAGCGCCACGAGAGATGCAGATGCATCATTGACTATACTCCGAGGAAGGGCAGCACCGAGCGGCTGCGCGGAACCGGCAGGAGCTGG